GCTTCGCTCATAGGCTCTCTTTTCTGTTCCTCTGCTTTCACTCGGTTAATACTGGATGCTTCAAGTGTTCTGTTTTCGCAATACGTTTCAAGCATCATAAAGAAAGTAGGCATATCAAAGCTACCATAGATTTTACCATACTTGCCCATTTTTACGTTCTTCACAAAAAGTAACATATCTTCCCACTTTAAGAAAAAGTAATCAGCTAAAATAATATTAACCACTTCTTTAATCTCCTCATCACTTAAACTCTTATTCTCATCTACTTTATAAACGCTACAAACCTCTATAAGTAGTGCAGTAAGGTTAAGTACTATATTTGAGTTATCCTCGTTCCGTAGGGTCGCTAAATGCTTGGATTTGGATGTTATTATTCCCTGAACTGATAATCCGTTCGAGTCTGCTAATTTTACTAACTTGTCCATTTTGCTTTAAATATGCTTGTTCTTTTTGTTTACTATCGCTAAAAACTAAACCCTGATACCCTCCTGCTATTGCTTGTTCTATTAATACCTTTTGGTATTCAGGTGCAAACTCTGATAACTTTTTTATTGCCAGTCTAATTGCCGTTTCTGTTTTACTTTTCCACTTCGGCTCTGCAATTAGTGTAAGCATCAATTCTGTTTGTTCTTCTCCAATTTCAAAGGCTCTGCAATATACTCTTACAAAGCCCTTTTTTTGCTCTAATTTCATAACTCAAATAAAAACATCGGTACATACTTTAAATAGTCGATAGTATCAAGTAAGGTTATATCGTCTAATGTACACTCAACACCTACGAAGTTATCATATTTATTCAATCCATCACTTTTTAACCAGTTAAGGAAAATATCAGTTTTAAAGTGAAACTCATACTCCTCGCCTTGTACATCTAACTCTACATTGATAAAATCAACCTCATCGGTTTCAACTCTTTTAGCATTGTAAAGTTCAAAAGATAGCTTACGACCTTGCGTAATCTTATCTATAAATTCTTTTAGTTCTTGCTTGTTCATTTTCGTTTTGTTTTTACAAATTTAGGTTATTTATCAATTCATAGAGAAATTATCTACTATTTGGAATCGTTCTAAAATATGAGAATACTTGCGATAGAAACCTACTTTAAAGCGTGTATCTATGCTCATTGAATCCTTAACCCTATCACGATAGTAATTAATAGTGGAATGGTCTTTACCAAAAATCTTTCTTATTTCGCAATCACGATACCCCAAAAGGTTTAATACATAGGTGCTTTCTGCTCGTGCATCTACTATCTCACGTTTACGGCAATTATTAATTAACTCGGTATAGCTTAATCCATTCGCTTCGCCTACCATTTCAACTATCTTTTTTATAGTTTCGACACTAAACTCTTGAACGTTTTTATCTCGAATGTAAAACCTATCATTGATAAGGTTTATTTGTTCCTGCGTAACTGGTATGTTAGCTATCAGGAATAACTGCTCTGCGTTAGTGTACATAAATATAATTTACAAAGTTTTTACCATTCTCCTCTACTCTTTCACTTGTTATACTTTTACCCTCTCCTCGAAGTAAGTAAATGTAGTGTGATAGTCTTGTTATGCGATAGTGTGTTATCGCTTCCCAACTTGTTATATTACCGTATATCTCCAAGTGGTTTTTTATTAGTTCTTTCTGTTTCATTTTGTTTGAGGTTATGCCCCATTTAAGGGGCTTGTGAAATTTAATTAGGTATATTTGAAACTTTTACAACTTTATCTACACCATTTGTTAAATTAATATAGTTTATTGCTCTTTGTACTTCATTTCTAACCTCTGAATCATTCTCTAAACAAGAACCCATTACTGCATAAAGATTACCAGCAGTATGTAATAATACTTGTTCTTCATCTGCAACTGCAATAAAAAAATTATCACTATTTTCTATAAAACGGATTAACTCGTTTATGTCTTTTTTTGTTAATTTCATAATTTTAAATTTAGTAGTTTAATTAAAAAGGTAGAGAAATATCATCTGCAATATCCTCATTCGCATCGCTAACTTTTGCCTTTGGCACATAGTCATCGTGGTACAATGTATGAGTATTACCAAACTTATCAGGCTCTTTTAATTCACTCATTGTTACTCGAATGTAACCTTTTTCATTTGTTGGTAATTTCATTAAATCATCCAGTTTCATAGATAAGTTAAAAAATACTCCGAATTTGCCTTTAATAGCCTTGCTATTGCCAACATACTTTTTTTCTGCCATTTTATATATATTTAATTGTTCCTAATCTTTTTTTTACTTCTGCATCGTATTCCTCTAACCACTCTCGGCACTTAATAACCTTGTCGTATATTTCCTGCTCTTTAGCTTCATCTCGCTTAAAAGAGTAAGCACACCATCTTTGGTTATTAGGTACTTTATCGTAGCTTATCTCTACACCATAATTAGCCTCACTAGGCGTGTTCATTAGTGCATAGAATAGTATCGCTTCATCACACCCAGTTAATGCCATATATGCCCTTAATTGCCATTCGTAATCTGTGTTAATTCCTTCACTCGCTTCGATTAATGTTTTTCTATTCCAAGAGCATTTTAAGTCAATTACTTTATTATCTATAATAACATCGGGAGTTCCTACTAGATAATCATTCGCAAATATGTTTATGTTTTTATCTGCAATCCCATAGCCTAATTCAGTAGCCATAAAATCAATAGCTTTATCCTCCATTAGAATCCCCTTTGTCATATACTTGCTTTTAATATCCTCGAATGAATCAGAATACCACTCCTGCAAATAAGTCTTACAACCTGCAGATAGTTCGCCTTTTGTTTTTGCATTACTCATCAACTTACCTAGAGCAGATGGTCTAGCCTTAAATATACGCTCCATTATTCTAAAATTAAAGCAGAATGTACTTCATCACTCATTTCGTATTTAGCCATTATTTTAGGCAATACTTTATTATCTGCTAAATATGCCTTTTTGCAGTTATTAAAGTTTTCAGTACCTAATTCTAATACTGGTTTTGTAACCTCTTTTTTAGGCTCTTTATCGTGAGTATTAGTAAAATCAGAGTCCTTTGTATCATCAATTAAGAATAATCCATTAAGTGCATACTTACGAGCGAATGATGATGATGAACCAGTGATTTGTGAGCCATCCATTCCTTTTTTACTTTCTTCTTCTCTTGCATAACCATCTACTTGAATATTATGCCCACTTGCATTAGTAAAACTAGCAGTTGCCTTAACATAAAATCTATTCCCAATTAATACTAGGCTATCATTTAGTGTTAGCAAACAACCATTCTCCAAGAGTAGTGGTTTAACTGCTTCCAAGATACCCTCTGCATTTCGGTAATTGTAATTACCAAAGTTATTCCTTTGGTTTTTTGGTGCTTTTAATTCGCTTTGAATTTTAATTAGTTCTTCCATTGTAATCTATTTAAATGTTCGTTAAATTTACTTTGTTCTTTTTCTCTTAACTGGTATTTTAAGTACTCGCCTTGTAATACCTTGTTTGCGTTTCTGTCGGCTCTTGCTTGGTCGGTTAAGCGTGTTACCTTTTCTAGTCGTTTATTCATATTTTGCTTGGTCTAAAAAATATTTGCTTGGTTTAAATAACACTTAAATGCTATATGTAATAATAACCCTTCATTTTTAGGTTGCCCATCAAATAAGAATAATGCTTTATCATCCTTTTTACTATAATAAATACAGCCTTTTCTAGCTAACCATTCAGCAAAATTAACTGGATTATGTAACTTTTCTTGCTCCTCGATGGCTTCTAACTCATTTCTTAAGCAAATAATTTCTTCTCTTATTATTTCTTTAGTTCTCATATTTAAGTTCGTTTAAAAGTGTGTTTACTCTGTTTCTTAACCTTGCTTTTATTAGTGCATAAGTTCCTAAATTCTTGGAATGAAATGTTATCCCGTTGTATAGGTCATTGTGCATATTGTGAGTTTGTAAATACTCTATGCTGACTTTCTGCCTACGAGCAAGGTTTACCAGCATTACTTCGTAATCATTAAGTAATGCTAGTTTTTTTAGCCTATAATTCATCTTGTAAAGTTGTTACAAATTCTTGTAAATCGGGATGATTGTAAAATCTCATTCTATCAATAATCGCTAATTTTTGCGATAAGAATGAAGCGTTAAAAAAATCCATTGACATTGTGCGATACAAATGCTCGTTATAATCGCTTATGCGACTATCTAAAGTCTTGTTATCATCATCACTGAATACTGGAGTTAATACACCTTGTGCATCTACTACCGTTGTTAGTTCTAAATCGTGTATCATTTTGTTTTGTTTTATGATGCTAAATTAAGGTTATTTTTGCTCTTGTCAAGTGTTATTTGCAATTTAGAATGAGTCTAAACTACTCCGATTTATCATTCCAAGCAGTCGAAAATTCAGTGTTTTGAAATAGTGCTGCAACTCCAGTAATTTGCTTTAATCTCAATAACTCATCTTTATCCATACCGATATGTCGTAATATCCAAGCATCGCCCATCCCTGCTTCTGTTAAGTCTGATACGATGTTACTCATCAACTCTATTGAGTGTGACCCCCTCGCCCTATTGTGTCTAATAGTAGATGCCATACGATTAGATAAATCTTTTTGTATAACCACTATTGGTAAAAATCCTTGCTCACGTTCATAGATACGCTCACTCGTTTTAAGTGTTGTATATCTATGGTATCCATCCACAATCTCATAATGGTCGTGTTCCTCTACATAATAACATACAATAGGCATCGTATAACCATCTTCCCATATTGACAATTCCAATAACTTCATTTCAGGTGGTGCTACTGCATTCGGGTTGTATGCGTTTGCTTTAATCTTTGATTCGTGTACTCTTTGAACTCCGTAAACTGGTGAAGTAAATTTTTGTTTTTGTTCTGTAAATAGTTCCATTTTATAAGTTTTTATATTTGTCTAATGCTTGTTTTTTTACTCTATTTTGGTCTTTTGTTCTACTACATCCCATATATTGAAGTGCGAAATCGTTTTTCATTATCGTTATACATACTGCTTTCCAACTTGGTATATGTCTAAAATCAAACTTCTTTGTTTCTTCAGGGAAATCGCTTTTAATTTTTACTATCTCATAGATATTATCTTTAGTACATAGCTTTGAAACCTCTTTAGTATTTTCAACTTCTAATCCTATATCCTGCATATATTTTATAACATCAGGGTTTCTACCATAACCCTTATCGACCCAACTTTTTTGGAATCTCTCTAAATGAAATTTAAACTTTTTTTTTGTTACTTCGGGTAATGTATCCATAAGGAAATAAGCGTATTGTTTCCAAGTAAAATGTTCAGGCTTCGATATTGTTCGCCATCCCATTGCAGAAGTACCACCATAAATACCTCCAAAGTTACAACCATTAACCCTTCCAACCATACGACCCCAGTTATTAGGGTCTATTACTCTGTAAAGTTTTAAATTATCCTGCCCTGATAAATGGAATGGTGATGCCACCCTCATTTGGTCTATTGTTAAACCTGCCTGATAATATAAATCATAAATTTTATTATAGTCAAATTCATACTTTGCATTACATACCCATATGTCCTCTGTTATCCAATCGTAAATAGGGTAAAAGTTTGTAGTGTTTTTATCCACTATTTTAGAATAATTTAACCCCTTGTGCATATGCTTTCTATGTTGTGAAGTAAAGATAGCACGTCTTGTCAAACTTTCTTGTGCTCTAATTCCAATTAATACAGCAGTCTTACCATACTTATCCCCAAACCATTTAGAAAAATGTATCCTTGCATCAAAACCTTTAGTACCTTTAATAAATTCATAAGGGCAGTTATCCTCATTCACTACATAATCAAATTTAGGCATCGGTCTAACCCATATATCTTTCTTATCCTTATCCCAAGGTATCCAACGTGGTTCATACATTGAAACAGAACAAGCAGCCGAAATAGGTAAACATAACCAATATTTACGCTCTACTTCTAAATCTCTAAATGCTCTTTCTGCGTACTCATCAGTATATCTATATCCTGCTTCGTAGTCTTCGTAGTAAAATGCAAGTTTATGTAATAAATTATTTTCTTTAGCATACTTATACGCTAAATTTAACACAATACCTGAATCTTTACCACACGAAAAGGCTACTAATACATTCTCAAAATCTCTGAAAATAATTTCTAATCTTTTTTGTGTTGCATCGTAAACGTTCATAAGTTTAATTTAAGTTGGTAATTATATTTTTTTCTTTGTGATAGTTCTATCTTTTTGAACTCGTGATAGACTGGTATTTTATTTTGTGGTAAGCCTAATGTTTTTAATGAAAAATCATTCTTTAAAATAGCTATACAAATTTGTCTATAAGATGGAACTTTATTTAATTGTTCTAATCTCAAAGGTGCTTCATCAGGTATTCCATTGTAATAACACTTGGTTTCCCACTCCCGAATATACTTGTTTATTTTTGTTTTCATAAATATTGACTATTTTATCTGCTATTAAATTTGCTCTATATCTTTGCTCATCTGTTAACATAGCCCAACTTTTTCGAGTAGTTAGTTCGTTATTGCCATACAAATAGCAGCAAGTTGCTTGACCTATCCACGCTTGTTTATTGCAACTATTATTACTTAAATTAACATTAGTAGCAACCACCCAATTAGTAATAACATTAAAAGCAGTTTTGAAAAACAAATTTTCATTAGCTAACAATTCAGCACCTTTTATAATATCACTATCTATTGGAGTCGTAAGTGTATACATCCCATTTTTATAATCTTCCCACTCTGTATAAGGTGCATATATTTGTTTCATAAAGCGAAAATACAAGTACTTTTTATAACTAAAGAATTTATTTTTAATTTAGAATGTATCTAAATAAGCGAAAATCGGTTTTTCTTATAACCAGTAAAAAGTCCATAGTTATTCATTATATAATAAGTATCATCTGTTAATCTTATTACTTTGTATTCTTTGTCATCAGTTAAACCTTTGGTTTTACCTGCTCTTATACATTTTATTTTCATATCTTTTTTTTATTTAACTCCGAAAAAGGTTTAAGGTATTGTAGGTAAGCAAAAGGTGTTTATACTCCCCTCCCCATAGGAATATAAACAACTATCACTTACTAAAAAAGGTCAATTTTTATTTAACTCGTCAAATAGGAATCGGCATCGTTTGGCTCTTGCAGGGAAGGTGTTTTTCAGCCCATACACAAGATTTAAAAGCATTCTACATACTGGTAGTACAGATGGCTTTCGCCTCGCCTTGACCACTCTAATAGAGCCATTAGGTTTATGCTTTAAGCTAACAATCTGTACTGAAAATAAAAGGCATAAAAAAACCCTTAAGTGTAGGGGGCTTAAGGGTTGGGCTAAAAGGTTTTAATCTTGTAACCTGTCCCTGAAACTATCACCCTACATAATACTTTCAGAAATCTGATACAAAATTACGCTTTTACTTTTACATTTCAAAATTTATTTTCTTTAATGTATTATTCACTTGTGGCTTACCTGCTTTTATAAATTCCATATCTATCTTTTTCGCTGCATCTTTTGGTGTATCAAAGTAATAGCAAGTATCTTTTCCGTTTAGCCTTATTTTCGCTTCGTAGCATTTAACTCCTGAACGATTGATGATAGCGTAAACGTATTTATAACCAGTATCTTCTTTTAGCCTTGTGGCTGTTTTTCTTTGTCCGTAATTCATAATTCTAGTTTAATGGGGGACTTTCAAAGTGCCTACAACAACATTATTTTATTTTGTCCCCCGATAAATTGATAGTGATACTCTGACTTTTCAGAACTATACCACCCAAACCCTTAACAAACAATAAAAATTAGTTAAAATCTTTTCGGGTATAAAGAACGCTTCCTTGTCGGGATGTAGTCAGTATAAGATTCGAACTTATGAAGCACCACCACTAAATCAAAAGCCTTGATGATTTTAAAATTTAGCCACTGACTATAAATCCAAAAGTATAAAATTATTTGATTGCTTTATAAAAAAAGTGATATTTAGAATGAGTCTAAACAAAAAGGTAGCATTTCTACTACCTTTCCGACCTAAACAAAACTATATGAAAACACCCAAATATACTAAAATTTATTCTTAATATATGAAATAAGCATAAAAATTGCACAAGTAATGAAACAACCTATAAACACAAATAACTTAAAATTAGACTTTGTAGGCTCTTTAATAACCTCTTTAGTATCTTTGCTCACTTTTACTTCTTTCGTGCCTTGTAGCGTCTTATTTTGGCTTTCTACGGCAATTATTCGCTTGATATTGGTTATGTACTCTTTTCTGATAGTATCGTAGATAGTTTCATACTCGAAAATAGTTTCATTTCTTACCGAATCCTTAATCGAGTAAACCTCCTTAACTACGCTATCTATTCTTTGCTCTGTAACGTGCTTTGTTTTGCATCCTGCTAATACCATTAAGTAGATAATTGCTATGTAAATAAGTAGCAGTCTATCTATCGCTTTTAGTTTCATATTCATCTATTAAAAAATCTATATATTGCTTTGCTTTTTTCAAGTCCTCAACTCCGTTTTTATCTTTGTATCGACAAATGTATTTTATTACGTTGCCCTCACAAAATCCTAACTGGTTTTTTAAAACGAAGTCAATCGGTGTTATGGTTTGTTCGTAGTGTTTGGGTTTGATTGCTTGTTCCATTTTTCTGCTTGTTTAGTTCTTATTAGTTTTTTTTTACTTTCAATTTGCGTGTACAAATCTTTTATTTCCTCTATTAGTTTTTCGATTTCATTCGTCATCTTCAAATTTAAAAAATTCAAGTCGTTGTTTAATTAGGTCTATTAGTGTTCGTTGCATTTCTTGGCTTTCATTAGGGTAAAGATTAAATTTTTGGTCTTCTAATTTCATTGCCATATCAAAGAATAATTCAAGTTCCACTAGGGTTTGTGAATCTTCAATTTCCTCAATGTCGTCTATATTTGTTTCATCAGCCATACTACAAATTTACGATTTTATAGCCACCTATTAAAATATGTTTGTAATTCGTGCTATTTGCCCTTGTTCTTTGTGGTGGATAAACGCTTCTATTGCTTTAGGTGCGTGTTGATACCCATTTCTATGATGCCAACTATCTGTACCTGATGGGCTTCTAAAACTTTCAACACAAACACTACCGTAATCCTTTGCTTTCTTATGATGGATGTGAGAAATATAAACGTATCTATGTTTTGATGTATGCCAATGCTCTGATGCCTCTTGTGCCATAAGTAAAGGTAAATCAGTTTCTTTTGCTCCATCGCCATGAGTAGTACCTATTAAATTACTACCATACTGGAAATACTTTCTATGCTGAATACCTACGTTAAACGTAATGTTTTTGCAATTTCTAAACCAAGCGTTTATAGTTTGTGCTAAAAAGAATCCATTTGTATAATCGTGATTAGAACTATCAAACTGAATGTGTATAGGTGCTATTTGCATAAGCATTTCAATAACTTCAATGTATAGCTTTTGAGCAAGTAAAAAATTATCAAACCACATACCATCGGTATCTTGTGGAGTTCCACTCGTTGTCGTTCTTTTAGTGTTATCAACGTGTAAAATATCATTTCCTATAACGAATAATATCTTATCAATATTAAACCCTTTAGACTTCTCTAAAATGCCTAAAATACCATCCTTTACTCGTTTTATAATTAGGTCGTTATTATGTGCATCATTCGTTTCAAATTCACTTGCTAATTTACCTATATGGATATCAGCAGGATTGATAACTAAAAGGTTTGCATCCTTTAACTTTGGGTACTTGATTGCAGGGTATTGTATTTTCTTTTTGTCAATATAAGCGAATAATTCCTTTTCAAACAAATCAAAAGGTTTAGTTTTATTACCAACGAATAAAGAGAAATGCTCACTCTTAAACCAATAGTGTTTTACCTCATCTTTTGGTATTCCTTTTTCTTCACACTCTTTCAGTAGTGCATCGTGCTTATCTCTATACTCGTTAATGATTGCTAACTCATCTAAAGTAACTGGAATTGTTTTCGTTTCAAGTGTTTCGTTATCTCTTAAATAATCCCTTACTGATTGTCTAGCACTTTCAGTACTTTTAAAAATATTAGGGTATTTAGATTTTAGATACTTTGCGTATCCTGCCTGACTTTTGTCTTTATTGAAAACATCTATATTAGTTTCAATAATTTCTTTTCGTGTCATAAGTTTCGTGAATAAAGTGAGATTTCTATATCGTTTGCTAATGTTATTTCATCTTCTGATACGATGCCCTTAATAATTCCGTAGTAGGTAATTATTCCATTCCAGCATATTATATCCATATTGTCGAACTGCATCGGTGCAATTTACAAACGAAAAACTACTAAAACAAGTATTTTATTACATTTAGAATTGTTCTAAATTGCGAAATGATAGAATTAGTTACTATAATACAATTCTGCTTCGGCTTTTCTTCTTCTCGTAAGCCCAGAGATTTCTTTTCCACCTGCTTTATTCCATCGTAGAAACTGATTAAATATAGCTTCTGATGTTGGCATAGCCTTAACAATTTTTAATAGCGTAGAGGTCTTTAAATTGCCTAATCCACAATTATAAGCGAATGATACCAAAGCATCAAATTGGTTTTGATTTAGTTTAGTGTTTCCAATTAAGGAAACTACTCCCTTTTCAAACTTCTCTAAATCGTATTTAAGATATTCGATTGCTACCCGTTCGGGTATAATTTTATCTTTTATACTAATTTTAACCCCGTTAGGGTATATTGTTGTCCCGTACCCAATAGTACATACCCCAATTACATCTAAATAGGGTTTACTACTAAACCCCTCGAAGCCTTTAATAAAGTTTACTCCGTTTTCGCTTATTTTATACATAAACTACATCTATCATTTCGAGTGTACTGATTTTGTATTAGTCCAAAACTTAATGCCTACTAACAAAGCAGTAAAAATAAACGTAACCCAGTATTTAGGTTTATCACTTATCGGCATAGAATCTAACATCGGCTGAATAGCCACTAATAACACAAGGGCAAAATCGCCAACTTGTCGCCAATACTTTGGTGTTGGCTCTGAATATTTCTTTGATAAACTCATTTTAAATAGTCTTTAATTATTGGTAAAATTTTAGAACCTAATGGGATAGTACCACAAGATAATATACCTACAAGCATCCACATATACTTTTCTAATTTCAATAATTTCTTTTCAAGATTACTCAAACGAGTTATTACACCAGCACCAGTCAAATCAGTATCAACTAAAGTATTGTATAAGCCATCTACTTTATGTAGCACCTCTGTCATTTGAGCGTTTAGCCGTATTAGTTCATCCCTTTCGCTCATAACTTCTTCAAATATTCATCTATATCGTGGTCGTAAAATGGATTAAACTTTTGCCCTTTACTCCACGCCTTTAAATGTGATTTTATCCTATCAAAAAATTTAATACTACTATGTTTTTTCCCATCGTAATCTAAATAAACTAATTCGCCAAAATGCTTATAACCTAAACTTGGTAACTGCGTAACGATGTCGTTATTGTTTCTTACTCGTATATGGTTTACTTTTACTTTAGCGTGTTTATCCATAACCATAGGGCATCCATAAGTAACAGTAGTCCCCTCAATGTATAACCCTGAAATAAAAGCTAAAGCACCACCGTAAGAATGTCCAGTGAAATAAATATTTTTATCTAATGGTAGGTTATCTCTTAACTCCTTTGCGATTGAATCCCACGACTTTTTAAACCCCTTGTGCATCTTACCATAAACGGTATCCGTAAAACTCGCTTGAAGATTATACGCCCAATCTTTAGGCTCATCAGAGCCTCTAAAAACGGCTACACACGCTTCGCCAACTTCAAGTATATAAGCCTGAACTCCACGCTTGTTAATGGTGTGCAAGACTTTATAATCAAACACACCACTATAAGCACCTTTACTTATCTTCGCTAACTGCTTTAACATCTAATTGTTGTTGAAGTTGTCCGATAGCATTTGCAATAGTTACTGCATCTTGTAATGAGTAACACCCTTTTTGTTGTGCGATTTCAATCGCCTGAATTAATACTTTTAAATCTTCCATATATTTTTAAACGTTTGTTGCTAATAAATAATAAGTTACTCCACCGATAACCATTGTTACCTTATGTGTGCTTAGTGTTGCTACCGATGAAGTTACTGTGTTACCAATTGATAACGCACCTGAAACACTTGCCGTACCTGTTACTTGAAGTTTCTCTGCTCCAGCCGTTGCCGTTGTAGAACCAATTTGTACGTTGCCGTTAAAGTAATTCGCAGCAGTACCTGCCATATAAATATTCCAACGACCTGTAGCTGCAGCTAAATGCCCATAAAACCCATAGTTATTAGTACCACCTGTCATACTTGAATCTACTGTATAACCTGCTAAATTCGTAACAGTAGAGCCTGCACCAATGGAAGTTCCCTCTGCATAGAAATTACTTATATTTGTAATTAGAGTGCTTGTTAGCGTTCCAACTGCTACTCTAATACCATTTAATCTTACTGTAACATCAGTAGATGCTGAAAATATTCCTGACCATCCATTTATACTTGTTGCTCCTGTTGTGTTTACGTTTGAAGATATAAATGAAGTGGATGAGGGGGTATTACCTATTCCTATTTTAGTAAATTGTGCAGTTGAGCTTCCTGTTACTGCACCTGTAATAGTTGCAGTTCCATTCACCCTAGCACTACCACCTATGATGAAGTGTTCTCCTGTATCGGTAGCACTTGCAGTTTGAATATCTCCTGTAGAATCAATATATAGGTTATTAGCATTACCAACTCCACTTAACACCAAGCCTGCTTCTCCACGAACCATAAATGAGCCATTCTTGCCCGAAACAAGACCATTTGCTCCACCCACAAAACCTACGGTAGTTGCTGCTTCACTCCATCTTACTGACGATGCTCCTGCAGTTCCATAAATATGCATCATACCTGATAGAGGCGATGTTGTTCCAATACCTACTCTATTATTCGTAGAATCTACAAAAAAAGTATTTGTGTCAACTGTTAAGTTTCCAGTAACAACACTGTTTCCAGTTGTCGTAACATTACTTCCACTTTGTGTTATTAGTGAATTGGCTAACGTATTTGAAGCACCAAATAAAGGTACTGTTCCACTTGTTCCACTAATTGCCGAAGTTGGTACTGCACTAACATCAGTAGCACTCAAAGTAACGATGCCAGTATATCCATTAACTGAAACTACAGCATCGGTATTATCTACCTTTTGCCAAGCCGTTCCATTAAATATAGCCCAATCTCCTAATTCCCACGTTGTAATTCCGTTTAAGTTAGTCGAACCAGCAAAAGAAACCACATAGTAAAATCCTTGCGTTCCAACACTAGATGTTAACGTAGGTGTATTCGTTGATGCGTTCCAAGTACCTTGATACTCCACACCACCTGCTAATCCATTTACTTGATTTTGTAACTTTCCAACTGCAGTTAAAACCGAATCGGTAGAAACGACTGCTGAACCCGTTACGCTTAATCCAGTTAAAACTTTACCGACTACTGAACTATTTTTTAATGTAGGACTTGCATAGTTACCCTCTAATTCCCCACCTGCTGCAATACCCTCAATCGTTGTTAAATAGGTGCTATTATCGTAACTCAAAGTAGTTCCAGTTGCTTTTACAAATCCAGTCCCATTTATTTGAGTTTGTTGGATTGCAGTTGCTATGTCGGTAGTAATATCGTAAGATACGTTATCCCCACTTGCAGAGTTTACTGCTATCTCATCTAACTTATTTACTGCACAAGCCTTAACAACTAAAACTAGCGTACTTCCTACTGCGTTTGTTATAGTGTATTCTTGCCCTATAATTAATTCCGAAGCACTAATTAAAGTCTGTAAAGCAGTCCTTGTTAAACTTCTATTAAATACATTTTGAGCCTTAATGTTTGCGAAATCCGTTGGACTCCCTGACATTAAAACATCATCCTTTTCAAGGTATGTTAGCTCTACGGTTGGGTCGTTAAATTGTGGCATATCTAATTTATTATATAATTTCCTGATTCATCTGTAATAGGTTGGAATTGCTCATCGTAGATTATCTCATCTCTACCTGCATCTTCTTCTGCTATTATTTTTATGTATTTTCTTCGCTCGTGTACTATCTGAAAAGCGTGAATTACTAATATTCTATTTTCAAATTGTATTCTATTTTTTTTGTTCAATGGAGGGTAATCTTCGTACCTTATCAAAACCTCATAAACTTGGTTTAACGTAATTTGCGAACCATCCACACCCCTCGAACCACTTAATGGCGTAACCTTTGCCCATAACGTAATATCAGTACGCTCTGTGGCATCCGTTCCACCTGCTCCATCCGATACGGTAGAGTAGTTAATCAAACTTATTTGGTCACGTAATTTACCTATCATATTCCTAATAATGTATTTCGTGAGTAACTTTGTGCCATTCTTTTAGCATCATTCGATAACTCGTTAAATGTACCC